AGGTGATCGGACGCGTAAGCGTCCGCGTCCTCCCCGACACCAGCGAGTTCCGCAGCAAGACTCGCAAGGCGCTGGACAAGGAGGAGAAGAACCTCAAGGTCGAAGTGCAGGTCATGCCCAACATGGCTGGCTTCGAGCGCCAGTTGCTCACGGAGATCAGCAAGATCAGCCAGCGCAACCGGCAGTCGGATGCGCGCAAGGTCAAGATCTACACCCGCATCGACACCTCGACCATGCAGGGCGAGCTGGCCAAGGCGATCCGCAAGTACAGCGACAAGGCCAAGACCGGCAGCAAGGTCCAGCTCCAGACGGAGCTCGACGCCGGGGACATCAAGCTGAAGATCAGCGACGAGTCCCTGCGCGAGATGACCCACCAGCTCAAGAAGTGGCGGGACAACAACTCCCCGCAGAAGATCACGATCCAGCCTGACCTGTCGGCTGTCAGTAACGCCACCACCTCGGCTCGTCTCGGCGTCCTGACCCGGCCCCGCAAGGTGTCGATCGTCCCCGAGCTGAACAACGCCGCGGTCGCCAAGGTCGCCACCGCACTGGCCGCGCTGTCCGGTGTCCGCGTGCTGAACAAGATGTTCAGCGAGTTCGGCGAGTTCCTGTCCAACCTCGACCGGTCCGTCCCGATCATCGGCACGATGGCCACGGCCATCGCCGGCCTCGCGGCGGCTGGTCTGGCAGGCGCGAGCAACCTCTTCGCGCTGTCGGCCTCGCTGGCGCAGATCGGACCAGCAGTCGCCCTGCTGCCCGGCCTGATGGGTGGCTTCGCGGTCGGACTCGGCGTCACGATCGCCGCGTTCAAGGACTTCAACAAGGAGATCCCCGAGGTCAAGAAGACCCTCTCGGATCTTCAGAACACGATCAGCACGAACTTCTGGGACAAGGCCCGCGAGCCGATCAAGGACATGGTCGACTCCCTGCTCCCCGCCTTCCGTAAGGGCGTTGCGGACACGGCCACCCAACTCGGCGGCTTCTTCGGGTCGTTCGCCAAGAACCTCGGAACGTCGCTGTCCCCGGCGATGGGGCAGATGTTCAACGACCTCTCGTCATCCATCACCATCGCGACCGGCGGGACCCAGGCGTTCGCCGACATCATCGCGACCCTCGGCAAGGTCGGCACTTCCTACCTGCCGCAGCTCTCGCAGTGGTTCGTCGACATCTCCAAGCAGTTCGCCGACTTCTTGAAGAAGAAGGGCGAGAACGGGATCAAGGCCGAGATCGACGAGGGCATCACCGCCCTCAAGGAACTCGGCGGCGTCCTCTACAACACGTACGGCATCCTGTCCGGCGTCGCGAAGGCGGCCACGGATGCGGGCGGCACGTCACTGGCCTCCCTGAACGACGCGCTCGCGGCCATCCACAAGACGGTCGACAGCGAGGGATTCCAGAACGGCCTCACGAACGTCTTCCTCGCGGCGCATCAGGCGATGCAGCAGATCGCCACCATCTCGGGCCCCGCGGTCGAGAAGCTGTTCACGACCCTCGGTCACCTGCTGACGGCAGTCCTGCCGCAGGTGGGTGCGATCATCGGCACGGCCTTGAAGGCTGTGTCCGACGCGCTCTCGCAGCCCGAGGTGTTCAACGGCGTCGTCTCCATGTTCAACGGACTGGAAGACGCCGTCATCGCGCTCGCCCCGGCGATGGCCCCGCTCGGCCAGGCCCTCGGCGCGATCATGCAGCTCGTCGGCAAGATGCTCCCGGTCTTCGCCCAGCTCGTCTCGGCGGCCATCATCCCGCTCGCGGGTGCGTTCTCCACGCTCGTCCCGCAGCTCGCTCCGATCGTGCAGCTCCTCGGCGGCGCGCTGACGCAGGCGTTCCAGGCCCTGGGCCCGGTCATCCAGCAGATGGTCCCGATCGTGGGACAGATGCTCGGCCAGGCGTTCAGCTTCCTGGCGACGCTTCTGCCTCCGGTCGCTGCGATCTTCAAGCAGATCCTCGCGGCAGCCATGCCGCTGGCTCAGGCGTTCATGAGCGCGCTGGCTCCGATCCTGCCTGTCCTCGCCGCTGCGCTTGGTCAGGTCGTGTCGGCGCTTCAGCCGCTGATCGCGACTGCGCTGAAGATCATCTCGGCTGTCATCACCCCGCTTCTGCCCATGCTGAGCGAGGTCATCCAGTCGGTGCTCCCGCCCCTGGCGGATGCGGTCCAGCGTGTGGTCGAGGCGCTTCAGCCGTTCCTCGAAGCGCTGCTCTCGGTCGTGAACTTCCTGATGCCGATCCTCGTACCGGTCATCCAGTTCATCGTCGAGCTGCTGGCCGGCGCCCTGGTCGCCGCGATCAACGGTGTGGGCCTGGTCCTCGAAGGACTCAAGGAGTACTTCATCGGCCTGTGGGAGTACGTCTCCGGCTGGTTCATGCTCTTCTTCGACCTGTTCACCGGTAACTGGAGCAAGCTCGGGGACGACGCCAAGCGGATCTGGGACGGCATCGTCGACATGCTGCACGGCGTCTGGGACGTGATCCTCGGCGCGCTGGAGATCTTCTTCAACGTCGGCATCCTCGGCTCCGCAGGCAAGGCCCTGAAGGGCCTGAGCGCCCTGTTCAAGGCCGGCTGGAAGGCCGTCACCGATCTGTGCACGGGAGCCTTCGCGGCGATCCGTGGCTACCTCAGTCTCTTCTTCACCGGAGCCAGGGGCCTGGCGGCGGACGGCATGAAGGCCATCGGGAAGTTCTTCTCGGACGGCTGGAAGTCCATCACCGGCTACGTCCGGCTGTTCTTCACGGGCGCCAAGCAGCTCGTCCTCGACGGCCTGTCGTCGATGAAGAAGTTCTTCGTGGACGGCTGGAACGCGATCCGCACCACCACGGTGACCAAGTTCAACGCTCTGGTCTCGACGGTCTCGGAGTGGATCGGCAAGGCCGTGGCCAAGATCAAGGAGCTGCCGGGCAAGGCGAAGTCCGCACTGGGCTCGCTGGGTTCGACGCTCCTCGGTGCCGGCCGGGCTCTGATCCGCGGCTTCATCGACGGCGTCAAGGGCATGTTCAGCTCGGTCAAGTCCACCCTGGGTGACCTGACCGACAAGCTGACGGACTGGAAGGGACCGCTCCCCAAGGACAAGGTCCTTCTCTACAACGCCGGTGTCGTGATCATCAAGGGCCTGATCAAGGGTCTTGAGTCGCAGTACGACAACGTCAAGAAGTCCCTGACCGGACTGACGGATCTGATCGGCAAGGCGAAGCTGAGTAAGTCGGTGACCGCCAAGGTCAAGGCCGACCAGAAGCAGTTGAACACGCTGCTCGGGTCCTACGACAAGCTCAAGGCGAAGATCGACGACGCCAAGAAGTCCCTCGCGGACCTCAAGAAGGCGAAGTCCGACTACGCCGCGAGCATCGCCCAGAAGATCGTTGACGACGCCAACGTCACGAACATGGAGGGTGGATTCTCCGGAATCCTGGAGCAACTGAAGCAGTCCGTGGACCAGGCGAAGCACTTCGCTGACGTCCTCGCGAAGCTGAAGAAGCTCGGGCTCAACCAGGAGATCTTCGACCAGCTCGCACAGGCCGGCCCCGAAGCGGGCATGGCTGCGGCCGAGGCGATCCTCGGCGCCGGCTCCGCTGGCGTCAAGCAGGTCAACGACCTGGAGAAGCAGCTCCAGGATGCTGCGGGCAAGGTCGGCAAGACCGCGTCCGAGGTCATGTACGACAACGGCATCCACATGGCTGAGGGTCTGGTCAAGGGTCTGGAATCCCAGGCCGACAAGATCGAGAAGCAGATGCTGAAGATCGCCGACTCGATGGTTGCTGCCATCAAGAAGGCGTTGGGCATCCACTCCCCCTCGCGGGTGCTGGCCAAGATCGGCGCCTACGTCGGTCAGGGCTTCCGTAAGGGCCTGGCCTCCGAGCAGTCCAACATCGCCGCGGCGGTGGAGGACAGCCTCATGATCGGGCAGACGTCCAACTCCACGGCGCGCAACATCGCTTCGGCGGTGGGCAGCGCCCTGGGCAACGGCTCCTCGACTGGAGGCAGTTCGAAGACTCTCAACTACTACGCGGCGCCCGGCTCCTCGCTGGGCTCCGAAGAGGATCTGTTCGCCGCCGCGAACCGAGCACGGATGGGATGGTGAAGTAAGTGCCGAAGCTCCTGCTCGTGAGCGGTGCAGACACGATCGACCTCAACGAGATCGACGACAAGGGGGTGGGGTTCCAGGCCAAGTCCGGTGTGACTGGCCTGGGCCTGCCCCCGGTCTCGGTCCAGTGGTTGGAAGGCGCCGGAGACGGCGCCGTCTTCCGAGGGACCCGAGTCCAGACCAGGGACATCGACCTGCCCATCGAGATCCTGGCGCTCGACCGTGCGGACCTCCAAGCGAAGCTCTCCCGGCTGGCCCTCGTGCTGGCCGGGGGCTGCACCCTGGTCCTCGACGAGGGCAACGGGGTGACGTGGTCGACCGAGGTCCACCGCGTCGGCGGAGGCGAGTACACCTACGGCGACGACACGGTGGGCGGCCGTGAGTTCCAGACGGTCATCACCCTGCGGGCTGGCGACCCGTACTTCACCAGCTCGGTGCAGCAGGTGCGCACGATCTCCGGTGCCGCTGGAGCGAGCGCGTTCCTGGCCAACATGGTGACCATGGCGGTCGCCCCCTCACAGGCGATC